TAAATAAAATGCCAGAAATCGAAGAGCTGGGTTTTTCATCAAGGAATGTCCAGCGCTTTATTGCTGAATTGGAAAGCCATAAGCTGGTGACGACGCAGCAACGGGGGCGTGGTCAATCGAATATCTACCATGTGGATAAGTCGATACTTATCCACAGCCCCAAACTTACCACGACAGATCTGTCCACTCTAGACCGGACGGATTCGTCCACTCCAGACACGACAGATCCGTCCACACCATATAAAGGAAGAAAAGAAAACTTTAAAAAAGAAATAGAAAAGATAACAGCAGGCCTTGTGCATAACATGCGAATGCCGCGCTGATCCAAAAAAGAATAAGCAAAAACTGATGCTAATTGACTTGATAACCCTCGGAAATGAAGCGTTACTGGTGTTAACAAAGGAGCAAAAACGATGACAAACACACAAGAAAAAAGAACGGCGCTGGACGCCTTTATCGAACACAAAGCCCGCATTGACGAGATGCTGGAGCGCCTGCAAGCGGCAAGCGCAGATCACTTTGAAACCAGCCCCGATGACATACGCTGGGGCGACGCAGGGTTTTTGGCGGATATTGCCAGTGACCTGCAACACATCACCGACAGGGTTTTCAAGGAGGGTGAATATGCCTAAGGCCACTCAACAGAACATTGACCAGCTTTTAATCGAAATCGCCAAGAAGCATTTGAGTATTGAAACGCTGGAGACCAGAAACAGCGACAGCCTTGATTTTCACGATGTGGCCGTTTGGGCTTTGAAAGAGGCTTTGCAGGAGGCGTATGAGGCAGGCTTAAACGCCAAAAGATAACGTATCTTATTATTTGCATTAAGCTCTATAAAGACAACAATAAGATACATTAAACTGTTTTAGGCTTGATTTTTACCTCAATGTATCTTATTATTTACATTAAGCCATATAGGGTAAAATATAAAATACATTACGGATTAACGACATGAGCAAAAAGACACATCTACCAATCCCCGTGCAGAAAGCTTTAAGACGGCTTGGCAAAGACATTAGCGACGCCCGCCGTCGCCGCCGCATTGCTATGGAATTGATGTCTGAGCGTGCGGGGTTTTCACGCATTACCTTATCCAAAATTGAAAAAGGTGATCCAAGCGTGTCTATGGGCTCATACGCTTCCGCTCTCTTTGTTTTAGGCATGATTGATCATCTGGCGGGGCTTGCAGACGCATCTCACGATATTGTTGGGCGCGAATTGGAAGAAGAAAGCCTACCAAAAAGAATTCGAGCGCCACAATCTAACAAAGGGGAAACAAATGACTAGCCAACAAATTTATGTTTCCATTGAACTCGGCGCCGAAACATTCAAAGTCGGAAAACTTTGGTTTCACCAACGTGGTGCGAGACAAAGTGCTTCCTTTGAATATGAGCCAGAGTGGCTGAAACATTCAGAAAAATTTGCATTAGACCCTGCGCTCCAATTAACTGAGGGTGCGTTTCATACCACGCCAGATCAGATTTTATTTGGCGCTATTGGTGATTCTGCTCCAGACCGTTGGGGGCGCGTTCTCATGCGCCGTGCGGAAAGTGCGCGCGCCAAATCGGCAGGAGAAACAACGGGCACGCTCTCTGAAGTAAATTATCTGCTCGGTGTAAATGATGAAGCACGCCAAGGCGCATTACGCTTTTCTTTGGAAGATGGCGGTCCATACCTCACACCAAAAGATAAAGAAAGCATCCCACCGCTGATTGATCTGCCCAGATTGCTCTCGGCAACAGAGCGTTATCTCAATGATGATGAAACAGCCGAGGATTTGAAAATGTTATTGGCGCCTGGCTCATCCCTTGGTGGCGCGCGACCAAAAGCATCTGTTCGAGATAAAGACGGCCATCTTGCCATCGCCAAATTCCCGAAAAAAGATGATGAATTCAACGTGGTTGTCTGGGAGGCCGTTGCCCTCACGCTTGCGGAAAATGCTGGTATCACGACAGCAAAATGGCGTTTGGAAACAATCATGGACAAACCTGTTTTGATTTTACGCCGTTTTGACCGCCAATCAGGGAAGCGTGTGCCGTTCTTATCGGCGATGAGTATGTTGGGTGCAAAGGATAATGACCCTCACAGTTACCTTGAAATTGCCTATGCGTTGACGCAAAGCGGTGCAAATCCCAATACTGACTTGGAAGAATTGTGGCGGCGGATTGTGTTTACCGTGTTGATTTCCAACACAGACGACCATTTAAGAAACCATGGCTTCTTGTATGAACGCCATAAGGGATGGCGTTTATCACCCGCCTATGATGTCAATCCAACCCCTGTAGAAATCAAAGCGCGGATGTTATCGACCTCAATTGATTTTGATGACCCCACCGCATCCATTGATCTGGCGCTTTCGGTCATTGATGATTTCAGAATAAAGAAAATACGGGCGCAGGAAATTATCAGAGAAGTTGCCACGGCGGTCAGTGAGTGGCGCTCTGTCGCTACACAGTTTGGGCTAAGCAAGAAGGAAGCTGATCGTATGGCTTCTGCTTTTGAACATGAAGATTTGAAGAAAGCGCTAAAGGAATAGCCATGCTGTCTGTATTACATCCTGAAATACTTTATCATCTTCAAGACTTTAATTATGGGCTAATGCCAATATATTTGCCGGAAGAAAATAAATACATCTTGGTTATAAAAGCTACCAAAGAAGGAATCCTGACGGTCAGTACAAATAATGCATTCAAAGTCTACCTAATAAAGAGTACCTCTAAAGCCGCTTCGCATTTGGGACTGGTCACAGCCTTCTTTGATGACCATGACGAACCGCTTACTATTACGACCCCGCTATTTTCAAACGATGAAATGCTTAAAGATATTACAAATTTGTTTACTCAGGAAAAATTCGAAGTGTATTTCTTTGATGAAAATAATTATGAGCTACTAGGCGCAAAAATTCATAATGAGCATTTCAACAGATTTTCCAAAGAAATAAACACGGCTACTTTACCAGAGTTTCAACAAAACAGCACTTTAGACGTCTGGAAGAGTATGGAGCGCCAATTTGGGTTAAGAACCGTCGATGATGATTGTAACGCGTATGAAATGAAACTTGAGGACAGGCTATATCCAGATGATGTGATGATCATGGATATTCGGGAGAATTTTTCTGGTTTCAATGATAGTCAAAATAATATTGCCCTCACCAGCCTAGACCGTGACGGAGACCCTGGTCCCATGCAAGAGAAAGACATAGCCAGATTATTCAGACGTTTGTTTGAAAAGAATGAGATCTTCCTGAATCCTTTTCGTGCCGACGATGCCAAAAAAGAGAAGAGAGAACTTGTAGATATTCTGATTGTTACAGAGCATGTAATGCTTTTTGTTCAAGCCAAGGATAGTCCTAATACAGTAGATATGTTGCAACGATCTATTGAACGAAAACGTAAAACTATCCGTGGTCATATTAAAAAGGCGACTGATCAAGTTCGAGGCGCATTATGCTATGCTCGAGATAATGATGGCATTACTATTTCTATAAACGATAAGCCAGTAACCATAAAGCGTGATGGTAGACAACTTGTTGGGCTTATAGTTGTTAAAGAGCTGTTTGATGATGATTATCCAGAGTGCAGTGCTCCAGTTTTGAAGTTGGTAAGAGAACTTGACCTTCCAATTAATTTGCTTGATTACCCTCAACTGCATGTTCTAACTCAAAACTTCACCACCCAAGCGGGTTTTATAAACGGTTTGTTTGATGCTCTTGATATGGCTCTCGATCATGAACAGTTTCCAAAATCTGTTTTCAGTAAAAAAATAAATACTTCCTCATAAAAAATGTTCGCGAACATTTTTAGAGCGGACAGGTCGAACAAAAAACGATAGTCTAATCAATACAATCGCCGGAATTGTACCGCAAAGCCACGCAACCATTGACCATGGGCGTGGCTTTTGCTTTTTCCCTTCCCTGTTATAGCAAAAAAGGTACTTCCGGCGATTGAACCCTATGCGGCGGGCTAAGGCGCAGGACTTTTTTAGTCATAGACTTTTTTTCTGGGTGCGCATTTTACGCGCCTGATTGCAAAAACAGCGGGAAATAAAGGCTTTGAGAGGTGCGCACCCAGAAGTGCGCACCCGCCTTTTTATGACTGCGCACCCAAAACCGAAAGGATAAAATGATGTCCACAGATTTGTCTCTGAATGTCGAATATATTTCCGTTGATCACCTGATCCCGTATGCCAAGAATGCCCGCACCCATTCAGATGCACAGGTAGCGCAGATCGCGGGATCGATGACGGAATTCGGTTTTGTGAACCCGATCCTGATCGGCGATGACGGCGGCATTATCGCTGGGCATGGCCGTGTGATGGCCGCCCGCATGCTGGGCGTGAAAGAGGTTCCCGCCATTCGCCTTAAGCACCTGAACGAGGTGCAGCGCCGTGCGCTGATCATCGCTGATAACAAAATCGCCGAAAACGCGGGTTGGAATGATGAATTACTGCGGCAGGAATTGCAGGCGCTGGATGGTGACGAATTCGATCTTGGCCTTTTGGGTTTCAACGATGAGGAGCTGGACGCTTTTCTCAACGGAGACGCAGACGGCGAAGGCCTGACGGACGAAAACGCCGCGCCGGAGGTTCCCGAAACGCCTGTCAGCGTGTTGGGCGATCTATGGCTCTGCGGCGATCACAAAATTCTCTGCGGGGATTCCACGCTGATCGACAGCTACCAGACCCTGCTGGGCGAAGAGCTGGCCGACATGGTGTTTACCGATCCGCCGTACAACGTGAATTATGCGAACTCGGCCAAGGACAAGATGCGCGGCAAATCCCGCCCGATCCAAAACGATAATCTGGGCGCAGATTTTGGCGCGTTCCTTTATGACGTTTGCACCAATCTGATGATGTTCTGCAAAGGCGCGATGTATATCTGCATGTCGTCCTCGGAATTGCACACGCTCCACGGCGCGTTTTCGGAAGCCGGTGGTAAGTGGTCAACCTTCATCATCTGGGCGAAAAACACCTTCACGCTGGGCCGCGCCGATTATCAGCGCCAGTACGAACCGATCCTGTATGGTTGGAAGAACGGCCATGAGCATTTCTGGTGCGGGGCGCGGGATCAAAGCGATGTCTGGTTTGTGAACAAGCCCGTGAAGAACGATCTGCACCCGACCATGAAGCCTGTCGAGCTGGTAGAACGCGCCCTGCACAATTCCAGCAAGACCAAGGATATCGTGCTGGACGCATTCGGTGGGTCGGGCAGCACCATGATCGCTTGCGAGAAAACGGGACGCCGCGCCCGCCTCATCGAGCTTGAGCCAAAATACGCCGATGTCATCGTCAAACGATGGCAGGAATTCACGGGCAAGAAAGCAACCCTGGCCGCGACCGGCCAGGGTTTTGAGGAGTTGGAGAAAGAGCGTTTACACTGAGGCTTCTTCGACCTTGGCTGGGTTTTCCCCGATGCGGTAACGGCGCTCGTCATTGATGCGTTCGCTGGTGACGTTCTTTCCTGCCTTTTTCTGCATGGAAAGGAAGCCGCGCACCGTATGACTCTGCCAGTCGCTGACTTTGACCATCTCTTCGATGGTCGCGCCTTCGGGACGCTGCATTAAGGCGAAGATTTTGTCTTTCTTGCTGCTCTTGGGTTCGGTGATGGCCTGTGTGGCTTCTGGTTTGGGTTTTACGACCTTGGCAGGCATGCTGCGCGGTTTCGGCGCAGGCTTCTTCGTTGCCTGTTTTTTCGGTGCGGTTTTCTTTTTTGCGGTGGCCATGATGATGCTCCTTTTGTTGGCGTTGCATCGTCATGAACGCTTCAATTCGGCATGAAGTAAAGTTGAATAGATCAGGAAAAGTGAGGATTTATGGGGGTTTCCGTCCGTGCTTACGCCCGCCATCGGGGCGTGGCTGAAAACGCCGTGCGCAAAGCAATAAAAGCAGGCCGCATCACGCCCGACAGCAATGGAAAGATCGACGTTGCCAAGGCCGATGCGGCCTGGGAAGCCAACACCGACCACACCAAGCGGCATGATCCGGCAGGATTCAAAGATATCGACCCTGAAGAGGCCATGAATTCCGTCAAACAAACGCTGGCCGAGAATGGCCGCGCCGCGCACGGCATGAACAGCTTCACGCAAGCCCGCACCGCGCACGAAATCGCCAAAGCCCACCTCGCGCGGCAACGCCTGCAGGAGAAAAAAGGACAATTAATCAACAAGGACATGGTGAAAGCACAGGTGTTCCGCCTGGGGCGGCAATTCAGGGACGCATGGGCAAACTGGCCAGCACGCGTGTCCGCACAAATCGCCGCCGAGCTGCAGGTGGACGAGCATGTCTTGCACATGACCATGGAACGCTATGTGCGGGAGCATCTGGATGAACTTGGGGATGCCAAACTCGATCTCGAATGAAGGAGGATATGACAGTCTAGAAATCGAAAATATCTGGCAGCAGGCCGTCAAACCCGATCCGTACCTTCTGGTATCGGAATGGGCAGATAAATACCGCCTTCTTTCTCCGAAATCGGCTGCCGAGCCAGGACGCTGGCGCACCGCCCGCACGCCGTACTTGCGCGACATCATGGATCATCTTGCGCCGTCCTCTCCGGTGCAGCGCATCGTGTTCATGAAGGGATCGCAGGTGGGAGGGACGGAATGCGGCAACAACTGGATCGGTTACGTCATCCACGCAGCGCCAGGGCCGATGATGGCCGTTGCGCCAACGGTGGAGCTGGCCAAACGCCATTCCAAACAGCGTATCGATCCGCTTTTGAATGATGTGCCGGAATTGCGCGAGAAAGTGCGTCCCGCGCGGGAACGCGATAGCGGCAACACGATCTTGAGCAAGGATTTCCTTGGCGGCTTGCTCATCATGACAGGTGCGAATTCCGCCGTGGGTCTGCGCTCGATGCCTGCCCGCTACCTGTTTATGGACGAAATCGATGCGTACCCAGGGGACGTTGATGGCGAAGGTGATCCGATCCTGCTGGCAGAGCGTCGGTCGGCCACGTTTAAGCGCCGCAGAAAGATATTCATGGTCAGCACACCTACCGTTAAGGGCTTATCCCGTGTTCAA